GGAAGAGTGCTCTTACACCTAATCAGATTAGTCGTTTACAGATTGTTTTGACACAGTTTGATTTTTCTGATGAACAAGAATTGGAGTTTTTTCGAAGTATTTATACTCGCAATTGTTTGGATCCTGTTGTAGATGACGATTTGCCTGTTGCTGAGCGTATTAAGCGTCTTGCGTTGGATTGGTCTGCTTATCTTTCTTTACGCCTTACTCCTCTGTTTGGCGCTATAACTGGTAGTTCCTATTTTTCAGTTACTGTTGGAATTGCTATTAGTGCAAGTTTAATGATTCTTGTATGTACTATTTCTTTGGCTGTTTTTAAAAGTTTGTGGCGGTTTGTTTATCCAAAACCCCTGAAGATGATTAAGAATCAGACAGAAAAGAAGAATGGAAAGCGTACTGGGAAGAGGAATGGCCAATATAATAAAGTGTTTGATTCTAAAATTTTTCGTAATTATGGTCAACCTCAGGATGATTTTGAACATCAAGATCAGCGCGCAGATGTTTGGCGAATTATTGGGTCCCAGGTGTGTGTTATTCACGTTTTTGGCCCTAATGGTTTTGTTGCTCGGAGTCATGCTCTTATTGCTGACACTGGTATTTTGTATGTTAATAAGCATACCGTGCTTTATCCCGGTCTTCATAAGTTGTTGTTAGCTCAAGTTGGTAGTGCCACCACTCGAACTATTACGTGGTCTGATTGTACTATTGTGTTGTTACCTGATGGTGATAAGCGAGATCTTGTTGCAATCTTTTTACCTGAGTATGTTTCAACTCAGGCAAGAAATTTGAGTAGTTATATGATTACGCGGCCCCAGATGAAAGCTTTGGACAACATTTATGTTAGTATGGGGCTTGTTTCTGAAGAAAAAGGTGTGTTGAGTTTTACATTTGGTGCTGGTGGTCCAGCTTGTTTTTACCCACCGCCCTTGAAGAGTGAAGCAGGTGAGTTTTGTGATCATATGGCTGTTGGTAATATGAAGCCTCAATCTGGTGATTGTATGCTTCCTTATGCCTCTGCCAATACTGGTGAGATGCATCTTTTGGGTGGTCATTCTGCATTGGGTCAAGGAAATTGTGCGTTTTTTGTTCCATTTTATCGCGGTGACGTTGAGTATTTTCGTGCTCAAATGAAAGTAAAGTCCTTGGCTATGCAAAATGATAAGCGTTTTATTATTGAATCAGTTGAAGCTGATCTTCCTCCTGTTTTGGATTTAATTCCTCAGGGTACGTTACCTGTTGGCTTAGTTGCCTTTGCAAAAAGTCCTTATAGTGCCACCAAGATAAGGAGGACAGTACTTCATGAGGTTGCTGTTAAAGGCGTTCTTTATGATCCTATTGTTCCTGTTCTTACTCGTCCGGCTCTTTTATACAAAGGAAAGAGGGAAGATGCTCTTGATCCACTCAAGTATGCCTATAGTAAGTTTGCTAAGTCACACACTCCTTATGCGCGTGATTTTATGCATTCTTTTAAGCATGCTCCAGTGGAGTGGTTTTCTCCGTTCTTTTGTGTTGATTGGGGGCCTTATTTTAAAACCCCTGAAATACTTACTTTTGATCAGTCAATTTATGGTGACGAGAAGTATGAACCTATGGACCTTAATACGGCCCGTGGGTATAGATTGCGATCTATGCGTATTACCAAAGCACAGATTCGTGATCGTGATCCTATGATCATGGCTCGTGTCTATGAACAGTTGGAGTATATGGATGATCTTTACCGTAAGGGTAAAGGTACTTTTCCAATTAACGAAGATTGTCTTAAGGATGAGTTAAGGGATCATGAGCGTGTTGATTTGGGTAAAACTAGATTATTTAACGTGACTGATTTCTTTGATCAGGTAATAGCTCGACGTTATACAGGTTGGGTGGTTCATTGTTTAAAATTAATGGGCCCTTTGACAGTTTGTAAGGTTGGGCTTTGTCCGAGCAAGCTTGAATGGAGTATTATGAGGAACATGTTTGATCGACGGGTGGTTGCCGGTGATATTAGTGCTAATGACACTACTATTGCAGCTCGACTCGCACTAACTGTTTCTCAATTCTTTTTGATGCTTACTGGATGGGATCCCGGGTCTCCTGAGGGACTTTCTGTACGCTGTATTATGGCAGGGTGTGTTAATGCTCTTCATTTAGCGAATGGCGTTGTTTATCAGGCGGTTATGGGTAACTGTTCTGGTCATTATTTGACAAGTGTTTTTAATACCGTTTGCAATTATGTTATTCATCGACATATTTTTGAGTGGTTGAAACTTGTAAAGAATTGTCCAGAGGCAGTTTTTAAAGATGATGTTAGGCTTGTTTTGTATAGTGATGATAATCAATCGTGTTGTAGATATGATTGGTGGACTATTGCTAATGTTTCACGTGGTTTTAAGATATTGTATGATATGGATTATAC